CAAGGGCACGTCGATGGCGTCCTGAACGGCGGCCCCGCAGAGCTACGAATGAGCTATCCGGCCCTGTGGGAGTGCAAGACCATGAACGACAAGTCCTGGCGGGATACGGTCAAGCACGGCGTCAGTAAATCCAAACCGGTCTATGCCGCGCAGATGGCTATCTATCAGGCCTACATGGAAGCCAGCATCCCGGGCATTTCCGCGAACCCGGCGTTGTTTACCGCGATCAACAAGGACTCCGAGGAGATCTGGTTCGAGCTGGTGCCGTTCGATGGTGGCCTGGCGCAGCGGATGTCCGATCGCGCGGTTCGTGTCATCACGGCGACCGACAGCCAGGAACTGTTACCGCGCCATGCGACTACACCGACGCATGTCGAGTGCAAGTTCTGCCCCTGGCAGGACCGCTGTTGGGGTTCGACATGATGGCCGACAACATCATCTGGCTCGACTTCAACGACGCCCCCGAGCAGCGCGACGAGCTGGCATCCGATACCGATGCGCTGCGTGCGGGGCTACTGGACCGGCTCGAAGCCGTTCTCCACTACCTGTTTCCGCAGGGGCGCATCCGAGGTGGAAAGTTCTACGTCGGCGATGTCGATGGCAACCCTGGCAAGAGTCTGGTGGTTGAACTCGACGGACCACGGCGCGGCCTGTGGAAGGACTTCTCCACCGACGAGGGCGGCGATGTCATCGATCTTTGGGCGCGGTCGCAGGGTCGCTCGGCACGCAGCGACTTCCCGCGCATCGCTGGCGAGATCCGGCAGTGGCTCGGTCTTGCTGCACCGAACATCACGCCGATGCGCCGCGATGTTCGCAGCGTGCCGATGGACGACCTCGGCGCTTACACCGCCAAGTGGGACTATCTCTCACCCGAGGGCGAACTGATCGCCTGCGTCTACCGCTACGACCCACCGACGGGCAAGGAATATCGCCCCTGGGATGTTCGTGCCCGCATGTGGCGCGCGCCCGACCCTAGGCCGCTCTACAACCTCCCGGTCATCTCGAGGGCTCGAGAGGTCGTCCTGGTCGAAGGCGAGAAGTGTGCGGCTGCATTGATTGTTTGCGGTATTGCGGCCACCACCGCGATGAACGGCGCCAAGGCACCAGTCGACAAAACCGACTGGAGTCCATTGGCCGGGAAATCCGTGGTGATCTGGCCGGACCGGGATGCACCGGGCTGGGACTACGCCGAGAGCGCGGCTCGGGCTTGCGTGATGGCAGGCAGCACATCCGTGGCCATCCTGGTGCCGCCCACCGACAAGCCAGCCAAGTGGGATGCCGCAGACGCTGTCGACGAAGGTTTCGACTGCGCGACATTCATCGCCCAAGGCGAACGCCGCGTGGTCAAGGCAGCGGCTCCCTCTCTGCCCACCTTCACTCTCGGCGAACTGCTCGATGACAACTCGCCGCTGCCCCCGGATCTGATCGCTCCGCGCGTGCTGACACCGGCTGGCATGTTGGTGTTCGGTGGCGCACCGAAAGTCGGCAAGAGCGACTTCCTGCTGTCTTGGCTGGCGCACATGGCTGCAGGCGCTGTATTCCTCGGCATGCAGCCACCCCGTCCGCTGCGCGTGTTCTACCTGCAGGCCGAGGTCCAGTACCACTACCTGCGCGAGCGCGTGAAGGATGTGCGCCTGCCATCACACCGGCTTTTGGATGCCCGCGCCAACTTCGTCGCCACACCGCAGTTGCGGCTGGTGCTCGATGACGCAGGGCTGGCGCAGGTGATCCCGGCGATCGCGCAGGCTTTCGGCGGCGAGCCTCCCGACATCATCGCCATCGATCCGATCCGCAACGTTTTCGACGGCGGTGACGCCGGTGGCGAGAACGACAACGGCGCGATGCTGTTCTTCCTGTCCCAGCGGGTGGAGCGCATTCGCCAGGCAGTGAATCCGGACGCCGGCGTCATCCTCGCCCACCACACCAAGAAGCTCGGCAAGAAGCAGTTCGAGGAGGACCCGTTCCAGGCACTGGCCGGCGCGGGAAGTCTGCGCGGCTACTACTCGACCGGGATGTTGTTGTTCAGGCCCGACGAGACCAGAACGACCCGCCAGTTGATCTTTGAGCTGCGCAATGGCGCGGGTATCCCGCAACGGCACGTCGACAAGATCAACGGCGAGTGGCGCGAGGTCGATGCCAACGAGCGGCTGGTGATGAAGGACTACGGTCAGCGCTTGGATGCCGAACGCCGCCGCAAACGAGACGCGATCCTCCAGATCTTGTTCGAGGAGGCCGGCAACGGGCGCTGCTACACCGCCAACCAGTTCGCTGAGTCCTTCGAGGGCAAGGCCGGCCTTGGCGGCGAGCGCACCATCCGCGAACGCGTCTCCGCGCTCTCGACGCAGGGCTACATCAAGTATTTCCGCAACGCTGCGGACTACGGTCTGCCCTCCAGCGGCCGCACCAAGTTCGGCTATCTCTGCGTCGAAGGCATGGTGCTGCGCATGCCTGCGGGCGATGTCGACACGGCCACCGGCGAGCTGCCGATGCGCGAGCACACGGTGCTCCCCACCCACTACAAGTGCCCGCATTCCGGCGCCTCGATGCCCGTCGAGAACCCCGAGGTGTGGGTCTACCACGACGAACTGAACGACCCGGAGGCCTCATGAACATTGCCCAATCGGCAGTTGGCAGCGTAGTTGCCAACTGCACTCATTTCCTTGCCAACTTCCCGCAGTTGGCAAACCCCTGCCAACTGGAACTCCAGTCAGATCAAGGCATTGCAGGGAATGACCCGCAGTTGGCAGTTGGCAACGATGCCAACTTGCCAACTGGCGCAAACCCGCGTGGTTGCTGGACTTTCTCCCATTCTCCAGTTGGCGAAAACTCCCCCTCCTACTACGTAGGAGAGGGACCAGGGGGTCCCTCCACCCTACGTAGGGGGCTTGCCGGCCACCCGGGATCAGATCATTGGCGGCCATCCGTGTCATCGATCCTGGCATTGGATCTCGGCACCCAGACAGGCTGGGCACTGCGCGACCGCGATGGCGCAGTGACCAGCGGATCGGAATCCTTCAAGCCGCAGCGCTTCGAGGGTGGCGGCATGCGCTACCTGCGATTCAAACGCTGGCTCACCGAGATCAAGCAGTCCTGCGACAGCATCGACGCCGTGTACTTCGAGGAGGTGCGCCGCCACGCCGGGGTCGATGCGGCACACGCCTACGGCGGCTTCATGGCCCACCTCACCGCATGGTGCGAGCACCACCAGATCCCGTACCAGGGCGTGCCGGTCGGCACGATCAAGAAGCACGCCACCGGCAAGGGCAACGCGAGCAAGGACGACATGGTCGCCGCCGCCCGCCGCCTTGGCCATGCCCCTGCCGACGACAACGAAGCCGATGCCATTGCCCTCCTGCACTGGGCGATCGAGACGCAGGAGGTGTGACATGAAGGTTCCGACTCCCGCATACCGCTGTGCCCTGGCTCGACTGCAGCCCGATCCGCGCCCCGATCCAGAGCAGATCAAGCGCGAGGGCTGGCGCGACCAACAGATCCTGGTGATCTCGCCTGACGACACCCGACTCGACTGGGTAGAACGTGAACTGCTTCGCCGGATCGGCGATCGGCTGTACGGGCCGAAGGAGCGTCGACATGGCTGAGTGGACGATCGAGACTGTGGCGGATCGCTTCATCGAGGCCGCGCGAACTGCCCACCGCCTGCCTCCGGTTCGCGTACAGGGCTACTTCAACTGCTGGCCCGCGATCAAGCGCATGCCATGGGAAAACCTGTGCGCCGAGCCGCCGGTCTACCGCTTTCCTCCCGACCCTGCTGCCATCGACCGGATGCTGGAGACGATGCGTTGGGTGCAATGGCTGGAGGAGGAACAGCGCCACCTCGTCTGGATGCGAGCACAGCGCTACCCCTGGAAGGAGGTCTGCTGCCGCTTTGGCTGCGACCGGACGACCGCCTGGCGTCGTTGGCAGAAGGCCTTGGAGATCGTCGTCGAGCAACTGCGAACAGAAAAATGTCATGGGGCAGCTGTCAACGGCCGCTGACGTTGCGTGTAGTTGCGAACAATCGCGACGCCGTTCGGAATCCTGCGTGCCGATGCGGGTTTCAGTCACTTTTTGGCGTGCAACATCCTGAGGCTTTTTCGCTAGTATTACGGCTAATCTTGCGAGCATTGGGTGCGTGAAGGCCACGGAGCGATCTGTGGCCTTCGTCGTTTCCCGCCCTCGATGGTCATGCCCCGTTGCGACGGGTCCTTCCTGGCCAGAAAGCAATGCGGGGGGCGCGAGCGCGGCGCTTTTTTAGCGTCAGGGTGCGAACCAAGGTTCGCACGGTTCGCAGTTCGCACCCCGCCAGTTCGCACCAACCCCAAAACCCGCCCACGGTTTGTCGTCGGCGGGTTTTCTATTTTCAGGACACCATCTTTGAATACGCTCAACGTCGAGTACCGCAAGGTCGAGGCGCTGATTCCCTACGCCCGCAATCCGCGCACACATTCCGATGCGCAGATCACCAAGATCGCCGCCAGCATCGTCGAATATGGCTGGACGAACCCGGTCCTGGTTGATGGCGACAACGGCATCATCGCGGGCCACGGTCGTTTGGCTGCCGCACGCAAGCTGGGGCTGGATCAGGTGCCGGTGATCGAACTGGCCCATCTCACCACCGCACAAAAGCGCGCCTTGGTCATCGCCGACAACCGGCTGGCGCTTGACGCTGGCTGGGATGAGGAGATGTTGGCGCTCGAACTGGCGGAGCTTTCCGAAGCGGGTTTCGAACTGGCGCTGACCGGCTTTGAGAACATCGAGATCGATGCGCTGCTGGCAGATGCCCCGTCGACTGAAGGTGAACCGGCGGCGCAGGATGGTGTAGACGCCGATGAACCCGATACGACCGATGACGTACCTGACACGCCAGTGGTGGCGGTGTCGCGCGAGGGAGATGTCTGGGCCATCGGCTCGCACCGGTTGATCTGTGGCGACGCCACCGACCCAGCCGTGGTCGCCACGCTGATGCAGGGTGACACCGCGCAGCTTTGCTTCACCTCGCCGCCGTATGGCAACCAGCGCGACTACACCTCCGGCGGCATTGCCGATTGGGATGTCCTGATGCGCGGTGTGTTCGCACATCTGCCGATGGCGGGCGACGGACAGGTGCTGGTCAATCTTGGGCTGATCCACCGCGACAACGAAGTCATCCCCTATTGGGACGGCTGGCTGTCCTGGATGCGTCAGCAAGGGTGGCGGCGCTTCGCGTGGTACGTCTGGGATCAGGGGCCCGGCATGCCCGGCGACTGGCAGGGCCGATTGGCTCCCAGCTTCGAGTTTGTTTTCCACTTCAATCGCAGCACCCGCAAACCCAACAAGATTGTTCCTTGCAAGCACGCAGGCCAGGAATCGCACCTGCGCGCTGACGGGTCGTCCACGGCGATGCGCGGTAAGGATGGCGAGGTCGGCGGCTGGACGCACAAGGGTCAGCCGACGCAGGACACCCGAATCCCCGACTCAGTGATTCGCGTGATGCGCCACAAGGGCAAGATCGGTCAGGACATTGATCACCCCGCCGTCTTCCCGGTGGCGTTGCCGGAGTTCGCCATCGAGTCCTACACCGACGCCGGAGACATCGTTTTCGAGCCGTTCGGCGGCAGTGGCACGACGATGCTGGCCGCGCAGCGCACTGGCCGCATTTGTCGCAGCGTCGAGATTGCGCCGGAGTACGTGGACGTGGCCATCAAGCGCTTTCAGCAAAACCACCTCGGCGTGCCGGTCACGCTCATCGCCACCGGCCAATCTTTCGACGAGATCGCCACTGAACGCGAAATGGAGGTGGCGGCATGAACTGGCTGGCCGACAAGATCGAGCAGTGGCCGACAGCCAAACTGCTGCCCTATGTCCGCAATGCGCGGACGCACTCGGATGATCAGGTGGCGCAGATCGCTGCATCGATTGCCGAGTTTGGCTTCACCAATCCGATCCTTGCGGGCAGTGACGGCATCATCGTCGCTGGGCATGGCCGCTTGGCCGCCGCGCAGAAACTCGGGCTGGAAATCGTGCCCGTGGTCGTACTGGATCACCTGAGCCCGACCCAACGCCGCGCCTTGGTCATCGCAGACAACCGCATCGCGGAGAACGCTGGCTGGGATGACGCGATGTTGCGGATCGAACTTGAGGCCTTGCAGCTGGAAGGTTTCGATCTGGACATCACCGGCTTCGATGCCGACGCGCTGGCCGAACTGATCTCGGGCGACGAGCCGGACAACGAGGGTCAGACCGACGAGGACGCGGTGCCGGAGGTCAGCGAGACACCCATCTCGCGCCCGGGCGATGTCTGGATCATGGGCCAGCACCGGCTGCTGTGCGGCGACTCGACCGTGGCCGAGAGCTATGCCCGGCTGATGCAGGGCGACGTGGCAGACATGGTCTTCACCGACCCGCCGTACAACGTGAACTACGCCAACAGCGCCAAGGACAAGATGCGCGGCAAGGATCGCGCGATCCTCAACGACAACCTGGGTGACGGTTTCTACGACTTCCTGCTTGCAGCATTGACGCCCACCGTGGCGAACTGCCGGGGCGGTATCTATGTAGCGATGTCATCCAGCGAACTAGATGTGCTGCAGGCAGCCTTTCGCGCCGCCGGTGGCAAGTGGTCGACGTTCATCATCTGGGCCAAGAACACCTTCACGCTGGGCCGTGCCGACTACCAGCGCCAGTACGAACCGATCTTGTACGGATGGCCCGAGGGTGCGCAACGCCACTGGTGTGGTGACCGCGATCAGGGCGATGTGTGGGCTATCAAGAAGCCGCAGAAGAACGATCTGCATCCGACGATGAAGCCGGTGGAGCTGGTCGAGCGAGCCATCCGCAATTCGAGCCGCCCGGGTAACGTGGTGCTCGATCCGTTCGGTGGTTCTGGCACAACGTTGATTGCGGCCGAAAAGTCAGGTCGCGTCGCGCGGCTGATCGAACTCGATCCGAAGTACGTGGATGTGATCGTGCGCCGGTGGGAGGACTTCACCGGCCAGACGGCTATCCGCGAGGCAGCAGACCAGGAAGTGTGCGCCAGTTGAATGGCTGGCCGGGCTGCTTGGCCTCTTCTTCCTCAGCGATGCGCCGCAGGATTTGCAGGGTGGTGAGATCGCGCGGCAGTGCCATGCACATGACGCGCACAGCCTGCTCGATGGAGATGTCTGTACGCCGGTTGGCAATCAGCCAACGCAGCGCCTGCTCGCGTTCGGTGGCGAGCGCTTTCATCAGGCAGCCATCTCTTCGCAGATTTCGCAGTGGATCACAAAGCCTGTCAGGTAAGGCAGGCCGCGAGGGATGCCGTACTGCTTGCTGGTCTGGCGGCCAATCGTCCAGCCCATCCACCGTTGGGTGGCGGCGTTGATCGCATCCTGCAAGGCTTGGCCTTGGTACAAACCGTTCTGGACATCGTCGGCAAAGTGGCGTCCGTGGCGACTGTCGAGGAAGGTCTGAACCGATTCGAGGGGCTGGTGGGTGGCGTCCGAAATGGCGTTCATGGCCAGGGGCCATGCGGCGCTGGCGTGTTCGTTCATCGTGCCCCAAAAACCCCAGGCTTCGTTTTGGGTGGCGGGTATCTGGTTGGTGGTCATGGTGTTTTCTCCGGGTTGATCGTTGCGACACCTGTAGTAACGCGCTGTTCGATTGAGAAGCCAAGCTGTTCCTGGCTTCTTTCTCGATCAATTTCGATCACCCGAGACGGGCTACGTAGCGGGCGTAATCACCGCCCTCGGGATTGACGTAGAGGTAAGGGCGTCCGGGAGCAGTGACCTCGACGCAGAGGTAGCCGTCGCCAGTGCCGCCACCCTTGCCACGCAGCCAGTCGCGTGACACCAGCAGGCTGCGCCCAAAGGCGTCGAATTCGGCAGGGGTGAGCTCCTTGGTCTCGGTGACGTAGACCTTGTGCTGGTCGCGACCGCCCAGTTCGCCGAGGTCGGCAGGTTTGCGTGCAAACGGCAGGCGGATGCTCAACTCTTCGACCTGGAGGCTTTGGCCTGCGAACTGCAGGGTGCGTGGGGTGCGTTCGATGGTGATGGTCATGGTGCTCATGGCGGTTCTCCTGGTGTGCGTCGTCAATCACGACACCTGTATGAACGCGCTGGCGGCGAGAGAAGCCAAGCTATTCATGGTTCCTCTCGCCATCTTTTTGGCTTCGCCGAATCTCGCTGTACTCCTTTTCAGGCGATGCGGTACACCCGCTCGCCGCCCTGCGGTTTGTCCGACACGATGGTCAGGCCAAGTTTTTTCTTGAACGCTCCGGCGAAGGTGCCGCGCACCGTGTGCGCCTGCCAACCGGTGGCGGTGCAGATCTGGCCGATGGTTGCGCCCTCGGGGCGTTGCAGCATCCGGATCACTTCGGCCTGCTTGCTGTTCTCGCGTGTGCGCGGCTTGACCCACGTGGCTTCGGCGGCGGTAACAAAGGCTTCCAGTTCGGGATCGCTCGCGGCCACAGGCGCGCCTTCGGCATTGGCGATGATCCGGTCGAGATTGGCTTCGAATTGACCGACGCGCTTCTTGTTCAATCCGGGACGCGGAATGCCCAGGGCGTCATAGCCCTCCGCAGCGACAAACCAGTCGGTGCTGTCGGTGGTGATCAGTGCGCGGTTGAAAAGTCCGTCGAGCACCTTCTTGCGTGCGCCGCCTTTGATGTTGTCGGGGAACCAGTCGATCTTGCCGCTGGTGTGTTCAACCGCGTGGGCCAGGATCGCTTGCTGGGCAGGGGTCAGTTGGGTGGTGGTCATGTTTTGCTCCTTCGATGTGGTGGACGGTGATGTGATGAACGCGCTGTTCTCAAGTGAAGCCAAGCGCTTTCTGCTTGGCTTCTTCGCTTCGCAATCAGGTGTTGGCCTTGTCTGACGGGTTGGCATTGCGCCCCTGCTCGAGCCCCGCGTTGAAGGCGGCTTCGAGCGCATCGCGTAGGCACCAGACCGCCACATCGTGGAAGTCGAGGCTGTCCGAGCGGCGGGTTTCCAGGGTTTCGATGCCCAGCTTGTTTTGCGCAATCTGGGTCAGGAGTTGTTCGAGCTTGCTCATGTCCGTGTCCTTTCATGGTGTTGATGACGAACGTATGAACGCGCTGTTCCAGATGGAAGCCAAGCTCAATCCGCAGGAATGACGAACAAATGATTGAAGGTGCCCCGAAGGGGAAATATGGGTATTTCGATTCGTGCCTACGCACGCCACCGAGGGGTGTCCGATGCAGCGGTGCGCAAGGCCATCGCTGCTGGGCGGATCACGCCGGAGGCAGACGGAACGATTGATGCCGAGCGCGTCGACCGCGAGTGGGCGCGCAATTCCGATGCACCGCGCAATGGCACGGCCACCCGCGCGGTCAAGGTCGCCGTCCAGGAATCCAGCGGGGCCACAGGAGACGGGCAAGCAGCCTCATTGGCAACATCCGCAGCAGGTGGCACGTCCTTGTTGCAAGCGCGGACGGTCAACGAAGTGGTCAAGGCGCAAACCAACAAGGTGCGTCTCGCCCGCCTCAAGGGCGAGCTGGTAGATCGGCCTCAGGCCATCGCCCACGTTTTCAAGCTGGCGCGCTCCGAACGCGATGCCTGGCTCAACTGGCCTGCACGCATCTCGGCACAGATGGCAGCCAAGCTCGGCGTCGATCCCCACACGATGCACATCGCCTTGGAGGCGGCGGTGCGTGAGCACCTGCAGGAACTGGGCGAGATGCGCCCGAGGGTGGATTGATGGACATGGACTACGAAGGCGCTGCCGAGATCGAACGCGCGTGGCGCGAAGGACTGACTCCCGACCCGCTGCTTACCGTGTCCGAATGGTCGGATCGCCACCGGATGCTTTCCAGCAAGGCCTCTGCCGAACCGGGTCGCTGGCGCACCAGCCGCACGCCATACCTGAAAGCGATCATGGATTGCCTGTCGCCGACCTCCCCGGTTGAGCGCGTGGTGTTCATGAAGGCGGCGCAGCTTGGCGCGACCGAGATGGGCTCGAACTGGATCGGCTACGTCATCCACCACGCGCCGGGGCCAATGATGGCGGTGTGGCCGACGGTAGAAATGGCCAAGCGCAACTCAAAGCAACGGATCGATCCGCTGATCGAGGAGTCGTCCGCACTGGCTGAACTGATTGCACCGGCGCGCAGCCGGGATTCAGGCAACACCATCCTGGCCAAGGAGTTCCGGGGTGGTGTGCTGGTGATGACCGGGGCCAACAGCGCGGTCGGCCTGCGTTCGATGCCGGTGCGCTACCTGTTCCTCGACGAAGTGGACGGCTACCCGCTGGACGTCGAGGGCGAAGGCGACGCGATCTCGCTGGCCGAAGCGCGCACGCGCACCTTCGCGCGACGCAAGATTTTCATTGTCTCGACGCCGACGATCTCGGGCGCAAGCGCCATCGAGCGCGAGTACGAAGCCAGTGACCAACGTCGCTACTTCGTGCCGTGTCCGCATTGCTCGCATCGCCAGTGGCTGCGTTTCGAGCAGCTGCGTTGGGACAAAGGGCAACCGGAGACCGCTGCCTACATCTGTGAGTCATGTGACACCGCGATTGCCGAGCATCACAAAACGTGGATGCTGGAACACGGCGAGTGGCGCGCGCTGATCACCGATGGCGCGGGTAAGACGGCTGGCTTCCACCTGTCGTCGCTATACAGCCCGGTGGGCTGGCGCTCGTGGCGTGAGATCGCCGCTGCGTGGGAAGCCGCCGTCAGTAAAGAGTCGGGATCGGCCGCTGCCATCAAGACCTTCAAGAACACCGAACTGGGTGAAACCTGGGTCGAGGAAGGCGAAGCACCGGACTGGCAACGGCTGGTCGAGCGCCGCGAGGATTACCGGATTGGCTCCGTGCCACCGGGCGGATTGCTGCTGGTGGGCGCAGCCGACGTGCAGAAGGATCGCATCGAGGCGTCGGTCTGGGCCTTCGGACGCGGCAAGGAGTCCTGGTTGGTCGAACACCGGGTGCTGATGGGCGATACCGCCCGCGACACGGTGTGGAAGAGCCTCGCTGAAATGCTGGCAGAGACCTGGACACACGCTTCGGGCGCATCGATGCCGCTGGTGCGTTTTGCCTTGGATACCGGCTTTGCGACGCAGGAGGCCTACGCCTTTGTGCGGGCTTGCCGCGATTCGCGTGTGATGGCGGTCAAGGGGGTGCCTCGCGGTGCAGCCTTGATCGGCACGCCGACCGCCATCGATGTCTCGCAGGGTGGCAAGAAGCTGCGCCTGGGCATCAAGGTGTACACGGTGGCGGTCAGCATCGCCAAGCTCGAGTTCTACAACAACCTGCGCAAGAGCGCAGATGTTGGCGAGGACGGATTGACCACGGTGTTCCCGGCCGGGTTCGTCCATCTGCCCAAGATCGACGCTGAGTTCATCCAGCAACTCTGCGCGGAACAACTGATCACCCGCCGCGACCGCAACGGCTTCCCGGTGCGTGAGTGGCAAAAGATGCGTGAGCGCAATGAGGCGCTCGACTGCTACGTCTACGCCCGCGCGGCTGCATCGGCGGCGGGTCTGGATCGCTTCGAGGAACGTCACTGGCGGGAGCTGGAGCGACAACTGGGGCTGTCTAGTCCGTCAGCCCTTGAAACACCTACTGAATCGATCAACGAGGCCACCCACCGCGGTGGCCTCGCTGTTTCTGGCAACCGTAACACAGGTCGGCGCGTGATCAAAAGCCGCTGGCTGTCCTGACACATCAAGGAGAAAACATGAGTCTTGCTACCCGTATCGAAAGCCTGGTCATCCGCGTCGCGCAGGAGTTCAACGACGTCCGCGCCAAGGCGGGCAACCTCGCCAATCTCACCACCACCGACAAGTCGAATCTGGTCGCGGCCATCAACGAACTGAAAGCCGCCGTGGTGTCGTCGGCGGTGATCGACGATGCGCACGTCGCGGCCACGACCACTTACTCGTCCAACAAGATCGTCTCACTGCTCGATGCGCTCAAGACTGAGATCTTGGGCGGTGCCGATGCCGCGTACGACACGCTGGTGGAAATCCAGCAACTGCTGCAGAACGGCACCAGCGGTCTGGATGCCCTGCTCGCCGCCGTGAACAACCGTGTGCGCTTCGATGCGGCGCAGTCGCTGACCGTGGCCGAGCAACTTCAGGCACGCAGCAACATCGGAGCCGTCGCAGCCACCGATGTCGGCAATACCGACACAGACTTCGTCGCGGTCTTTGTGGGTGCGCTGGTCTGATGAGCCTCGCATCGCGCATCAGTGCGCTGGCCAGTCGTGTCGGGCTCGAGGTCAAGACCAAGATCGACGCCACCCACCCCGGCGTGGCCCGGGCGTGGGTGTGCTTCGGCTATGTCGGCACGCAGGTCGTCGTGCGCGCATCGCACAACGTGGCCAGCGTGACTCGGACGGCGGCGGGTCGCTACCGCGTGACCTTCACCGTTGCCATGCCCGACGCCAACTATTGCTGGACGGCACTCGCCCGCAGCAGCACCAACAGCGGCACGCAGCGCATTGCCATCGTGCGATCCAGCACCGACCAGAAGACCGCCCAGTACGTCGACATCAGTTGCGCCACCACGGCCGCATCGTTCGACGACTCCTCCGAAATCAACCTCACGGTGTTCCGCTGATGGCCTACACACAAGCACACCTCGATGCGCTGGAAGCGGCGCTTGTCAAGGGCGAAAAGCGCGTGACCTTTGGCGACAAGACCGTCGAGTACCGCAGCGTCGATGAACTCCAGGCCGCCATTGGGGCGGTCAAGCGCGACCTCTTCGAGCAGGCCGTGGATACCGGGCTGTGGCCCGGTGCGCCACGCCAGATCCGGGTCACCACCGGCAAAGGGTTCTGAACATGCAATGGTTTGACCGAATGCGCAGGCGCGTCGGCATGAGTCTGCTTGGCGGCACCCCGTTCTATGACGGTATCGGTGGCGGCCGTCGCGCATTGGCGTGGCAGGTCGGCAACCCAGGCGCAGTCGCAGCACTGGCGTTCACCCAGAACGAATTGCGCGCCAAGAGCCGCGATCTGGTACGCCGCAATGCCTGGGCAGCGGCAGGCGTTGAAGCCTTTGTCTCGAACGCTATCGGCACCGGCATCAAGCCGCAGAGCATGCTGGCTGATCAGCCCCTGCGTGAAGCGATCCACAGCCTGTGGTGGGACTGGTGCGAGGAGGCCGATGCCGCCGGACTGACCGATTTCTACGGACTGCAGGCCTTGGCCTGTCGCGCCATGCTCGAAGGCGGGGAATGTCTGGTGCGGCTGCGCTATCGCCGCCCGGAGGATGGCCTGCCGGTAGGCCTGCAATTGCAGTTGCTCGAACCCGAACACCTGCCAGCCACGCTGAATCAGGAATTGGCTTCGGGAAATGTGATCCGTGCGGGCATCGAATTCGACAAGCTCGGACGGCGGGTGGCTTACCACCTGTATCGCTCACACCCGGGTGATGGCTCACTGGCTCCGATGTCGGGCACCGGTGGCGTGGTGGGCGGTCTCGACACAGTGCGCGTCCCGGCCAGCGAAATCATTCACCTGTTTCGTCCCTTGCGGCCCGGACAGATCCGGGGCGAACCGTGGCTGGCGCGCGCACTGGTCAAGCTCAACGAACTCGACCAGTACGACGATGCCGAGCTCGTGCGCAAGAAAACCGCCGCGATGTTCGCGGGCTTCATCACGCGCCTGTCACCTGAGGACAACCTGATGGGTGAAGGCTTGCCGGATGCCAGCGGTGCGGCATTGGCCGGGCTGGAGCCGGGCACGATGCAGATCCTGGAGCCCGGCGAGGACGTGAAGTTCAGTCAGCCCGCCGACGTTGGCGCGAGCTACGCCGAATTCCTGCGCATGCAGTTCCGGGCGGTGGCAGCGGCGATGGGCATCACCTACGAGATGCTGACCGGCGACCTGACGCAAGTGAACTATTCGTCGATCCGGGCCGGGCTGCTGGAGTTTCGCCGCCGCTGTGAGGCCATCCAGCACGGCGTGATCGTCCACCAGTTGTGCCGCCCGATCTGGCGTGCCTGGATGGAGCAGGCGCTACTTGAAGGCGCGCTGGCGCTGCCGCAGTTCACCGAGAAGAAGCGCGACTACTTCGCGGCCAAATGGATTCCACAGGGTTGGCAGTGGGTCGATCCCAAGAAGGAATTCGACGCGATGCTGACCGCCATTCGCGCCGGGCTGCTGTCTCGCTCGGAAGCCATCTCGGCCTTCGGCTACGACGCTGAGGACATCGACCGCGAGATCGCCGCCGACAACCAGCGTGCCGATGAGCTCGGTCTGGTCTTTGACTCCGACCCGCGCCACGACAAAGCGCCCCAACCATCGGCATCGGGCGCTCCCATAAATGCGGCCGCCACAGTGGCCGTGCCGCAAGACCAACAGGACAACTGACATGCAACTCGTTCATCTGGCGTCACGCCTCTACGGGACGCCGCTCCTCATTGCGCGTCCCAAACTCGACGTGATCCTCTCCGTGCTGGGTTCCCGCATCGGCTTGCCCGATCTGGACATGGCGATGCCGCTGCCCATGCCGCGCCAGAACGCCACATCGGGTCAGGCGGGCATTGCCGTCATCCCGGTGGTCGGCACTCTGGTCAGACGTTCGATGGGTATCGAAGCCGCCTCTGGCCTGATGTCCTACGGCGAGATCGAAGCCCGACTGGACGCCGCGCTGGCCGACCCACAGGTGGCGGGCATCCTGCTCGATCTGGATTCGCCCGGCGGCGAGGCATCGGGTGTGTTCGAGTTGGCCGAGCGCATCCGCGCTGCCAGCACCATCAAGCCGATCTGGGCGCACGCCAACGATGCCGCGTACTCGGCGGCTTTTGCCATTGCGGCAGCCTGCCAGCGCCTGACGCTGTCGCAGACCGCTGGCGTCGGGTCGATTGGCGTGATCGCGCTACACGTCGACCAGTCGGTGAAGGACGCCAAGGACGGCCTGAACTACACCGCTGTCTTCGCGGGCAGCCACAAGAACGATTTCTCCCCGCACGAGCCACTCACCCCCCAGGCCACCACCGCGTTGCAGACCGAGGTGGATCGCCTCTACGACATCTTCGTGAATCAGGTCGGACAGATGCGCGGCATCGATCCGGATGCCGTGCGCGCCACCGAAGCGGGGCTGTTCTATGGCGAGCAGGCGGTGGCAGCAGGCCTCGCCGACGCGGTGATGCCGTTTGATGCGGTGATGACCGAGTTCACCGACGCGTTGGCGGCCAAGCAGCGGTTGGCGCAGCCCGGCGTGGCCCGCGCCTCGCCGCGAAGCCTGTCCACTCAATCCATTTCAAACCCGCCCCGAAGCAAACCTTTCACCCTGGAGAACACCATGACCGACCCCAAAGACGACCACGAAAACCTTAAGCGACCGGCCGACACCGACCCACAGGGCGACCAGTCGCAGACCGACAGCGATCTTGAACCGACGCCTGCCGCCCAAGCCGCATTGGCGCAGTCGTTCGCCAGCGGGCGCGGCCAAGCTCAGGCCATTGCAGAGATGTGCCTGATCGCGGGCCAATCCCAACGCACGGCGGAATTCCTCGCAGCAGGCTTCTCGGAAGCGCAGGTGCGCCGCGCCTTGCTCGACGCCCGTGCCGACCAACCCGAAATCGCCTCGCGCATCACCGCAGAGGCAGGAACCATTCAGCGCCCGGAAAACAGTCCGGTGGTCGCTGCCGTCAAGAAGCTCACCGCCAAGGAGTAAGCCATGCCCACTGTCTCTCAACCCAAGAATCTCGGCGACCTGTTGAAGTACGAAGCGCCGAATCTCTACTCGCGTGACCAGGACACCGTCGCGGCCGCGCAGAACCTGTCGCTGGGCACCGTGGTGGGTCGCGAAACGGCTACCGCCAAGCTCAAGGCCCTCGACCCGAGCGCCTCGGACGGCACGGAAACCGCCGTTGGCGTGCTCGGCAATGACGTCGATGCGACGCTGATCGACCGTGAGGACGCGATCCTGATCGCCCGCCACGCCATCGTCGCGCGCGGCGCATTGGTCTGGCCGACAGGCATCAGCACTGCGCACAAAGTGGCTGCCATCAAGCAACTCGCAGAACGTGGAGTCCTGGCCCGCGAGACTGCCTAAAACCCGCGCCTGCCCCACTTCCATCGCTCCGTTTCGCTCCCCCAAAAACCCGCCGCTGGCGGGTTTCGTCATTTCTGGAGATCCCAAATGCAGAACCCTTTTGAAAACCCCGGCTTTTCGATGGCCAGCCTGACGGCCGCCATCAACCTCCTGCCCAACCGCTATGGGCGGCTGGAGCAACTCAACCTGTTCCCGGCCAAGCCGGTGCGCACCCGGCAGATCCTCGTCGAGGAGTACGCCGGTCGTCTGAATCTGCTGCCTACCCGGGCGCCCGGTTCGCCCGGCACGGTGGGTGAACGTGGCAAGCGCAACCTGCGCTCCTTCGTGATCCCGCACATCCCCCACGACGACGTGGTGCTGCCCGAGGAGGTGCAAGGTCTGCGCGCCTTCGGGTCCGAAACCGAGATGGAAGCCATTGGCGGTGTCATGGCCCGTCATCTGGAGACCATGCGCAACAAGCACGCGATCACCCTGGAGCATCTGCGCATGGGGGCGCTCAAGGGCAAGATCCTCGATGCTGATGGCAGTGAGCTTGTCGATCTGTTCGACGAGTTCGACATCACCGCGCAATCGGTGTCCTTCGAGTTTTCGACGGCGGCAGACAACGGGCAAATCAAGACTGCCTGCCTGGAGTTGCTGGGTCTCATGGAAGATGGGCTCACCGGCGAGTTCTCGACCGGCGTGCATGTGCTGTGCTCGACCGAGTTCTTCCGGGCGCTGACCACCCACAAGGAGGTCAAAACCGCCTACCAGAACTGGCAGCAGGGCGCAGTGCTGATCAACGACATGCGCTCGGGCTTCAGTTACAGCGGCATCACCTTCGAGGAATACCGTGGCCAGGCGTCCTTTGTGCAGGCCGACGGTACGCTGGGATCGCGCCGCTTCATTGCCGCAGGGGAAGCCCATGCCTTCCCGGTCGGCACGGTGGATACCTTCGCGACCTACTTCGCACCAGCGGACTTCAACGAGACCGTGAACACCATCGGCCAGCCGCTGTATGCCAAGCAGGAGCCGCGCAAATTCGACCGGGGTACCGATCTGCACACGCAGAGCAACCCGCTGCCGATGTGCCATCGCCCTGGCGTGCTGATCAAGCTCGTTGCTGCCTGATGGATGTCGCGACGTTGTACGAGGCGGCCCGCAGTGCAGGACTGCTGACCGCCGTCACGGTGGCGGGCAGCACCGTGCACTGCGCCTTCCGTGCCCCCGACGAAACCGTGCTGGATGGTTTTGCGCTGTCGCGGGACTACCAGATCGACTACCCGGCGTCCTGGCTGACGCTGGCAGCCGGGGACACGGTCGAGGTGGCAGGCAACACCTATCAGGTGCGCGACGTGCGCGCCATCGGCGACGGCACCGAGCGTCGCGCCTCGCTCACTCAACTCTGAGGAACACCCCATGAACTCCGTCCGCGAGCGCGTCTTGCGGGAGATCTTCACTCGCCTGGCATCTGCGATTGCCCCGACACCGGTTCTGCGCATGCCTGCCGTGCCGGTCACCCGCGAGGCCAGTCCGGCGCTGCTGTTGTTCGTTGATGGCGACAGCATCACCGCCCACGCCAACCACCTTGTCGACCGGTTGCTGGTCGTCCGGCTTGCCGTGGTGGCACGCGGTACGGATGCCTTCGACGTCGCCGACCAGGCGCTGGTCGCGGCCCACGCGGCAATGCTCGCCGACCCGAATCTGGGCGGTCTGGTCATCGCCGTGCGCGAGATCGACTGCGAATGGGAGTTCGACGACGCCGACGCCGGGGCCGTCGCGCTGCCCGCCCGCTACGAAATCCGCTACCGCACCCACGCCATCGACCTCACCCAAACAGGATGAACCCATGCATATCGAACTACTGAAACCCCATACCCACGCAGGCAAGCGCCTCGCCGTGGGTGATCGCCTTGATCTGAATGACGCCAGCACCCGTTGGCTGATCGCGCAAGGCACGGCCAAAGCGGCCGCCCCCGCCACTGATTCCAAACCCACCCGCCGTGATGCCACGTCCGGTGTTTCCACAACTGCAGCCACCCAAGGAGACTGAACATGGCTTATTTTTCCGGACAAGGCCGCGTCTACATCGGCGCACGTGATGAACTCGGCAACCCAGCCGGACTGACCTTCGTCGGCAACGTGCCCGAGCTGAAGGTCTCGCTGTCAGTAGACACCATCGAGCACCAGGAAGCGCAGTCGGGCCAGCGCCTGACCGACCTGCAGCTCATCAAGACCAAGAAAGGTGAATTCGCCTGCACGCTGGAAGAACTGATCGCCACCAATCTTGCGCTCGCGCTCTACGGCACCACGACCACGATCACCCCCGGTACGGTGACCGGTGAACTGCTGCCCAACCCGGTCACCCCGGGCAGTCTGTATCCGCTGGCCATGCAGAACGTGTCCGCCGTGCAGATCCAGGACTCGGACGTCACGCCCAAGACGCTCCCGGTCAGCCACTACAGCGTCAATGCCAAGCACGGCTCGCTGGTGGTGCTCGATGCCACGTCGGGCGGCCCGTACACCGAGCCGTTCACCGTCGATTACGCCTATGGCGCGGCGCAGAGCACGGCGATGTTCACCCAGCCACTACCCGAGCGCTGGATTCGCTTCGAGGGGCTCAATACCGCCGACGGCAATCGCGAGGTGGTGATCGACCTGTACCGCGTGGCCATCAACCCGGCCAAGGAGCTCTCGATCATCACGGACGAACTGCTGAAGTTTGAGCTTTCGGGCCAAGTGCTGGCGGATCTGACCAAGCCAGTCGGTGGCGATCTCGGCCAATTCGGTCGTCTGGTGCTGCTGTGATGGACGGCTTCAAAACCTTCCCCCCTGAACCTGTCGTCGTGACGCTGTCCGGTACCGCGCTGGAACTGACGCCGATCCGGCTGGGCGAGTTGCCACGGCTTCTCGCCGTGGTGCGCCCGCTGGCCGAGGAGATCAGCAGCGATCCGGACTGGATGGCGCTGCTGGGGCGACACGGCGATGCCGTGCTGGATTTGCTGGCGATCACTACCCGGCGTGAACGCGCGTGGATCAACGACCTGTCGCTGGAGGACGCCGTGCACTTGGCCGCCGCCGTATTCGAGGTCAACGCGGATTTTTTCGTGGCGCACGTCGTCCCGGCGATTCAGGGCGCGGCCCAGCGACTCGCGCCGACGCTGCGCTCACTGACGATCTCGGCTGGGACAGCGCCGTCGCCCGCCTGATCCGCGCCGGGCACCGCCTTGGCGACGTGATGGCCTACACGCTCACGCAGACGCAAACCTTTCTAGATGCCGACGGACAGATCGAACGGCAGCAACTTGCCCAGCTGCTCGGCATTCATGCCGTGGCAGCACAGGGCGAGAAGCGTGGCATCGAACAACTGCAACGCGATCTGCTCAAGGACTGACCCATGCGTCTCTCGCTCACCACCACCGGCCTGCTGGACCCGCGCCAATTGGCAGCATGGAGTACCGAGCGGCGTCGTGCCATCCACACCGCTGTCGCCAAGGGCATGCAATCGGGCGGGCGTGAAGTGCGTGATGCGGCGCGATCCGAGATGCGCAGTGCCTTCACCGTCAAGCGCAACAGCTTCATCTCCTCGATGGGCGTGAAGGTGTTCGACAAGAAGCCCGAACTGCTGCCCGCCTTGCTGGTGGGCAGCAAGATTCCTTGGCTCGGCCTGCATGAAAAAGGCGGCACGGTGAGCGGCAATTTGCTGATACCGCTGCTGCCCGGGCGCATCGGCCCCAAGCGCTTCAAGGCGGTCATTGACGGCCTGATGCGCTCGGGCAATGCCTTCTTCATCGAGAAGAACGGTCGCGTGCTGCTGATGGCCGAGAACATCAAGGAGAACGCCGGGCAGCTGGGCCGCTTCAAACGTGCCGAGCGTGGTCGTACCGGGGCCAAGCAGATCAAGCGTGGTCAGGAAATTCCCATCGCCGTACTGGTCAAGCGCGTCGATCTGAAACGACGACTGAATCTGGCGGGCGGCGTGCAACGTGCGCTCCCTGCCTTGGCGCGGGCGATTCAACAAGAACTGGACAAAGTCTGATGGCAAGCAATCGTGCCCAAATCCTGATCAGTGCCGTCGACCAGACCAAGACCGCTTTCGACTCGATCAAGCGGGGCCTAGGTGGCCTGACCGACACCGCCAAGAGCATCAACGGCGTGCTGGCCAACCTCGGCGTGGGCGTGTCGGTGGCCGGTCTGACCGCGATGGTCAAATCGGCCATCGACACTGGTGATGCGCTGGACGAGATGTCGCAACGTGTCGGTGTCAGCGTCGAGACCCTTTCGGTATGGAAACCGGCAGCCGAGCAGTCCGGTGTGTCCGGCGAATCGTTCGAGAAGGGGCTGCGCAAGCTGTCCACCACGATGCTGGAGGCCGCGACAGGGTCGGAAGATGCCGCGCGCGGATTCTCCGCCGTCGGTGTCGAGTTCAAGAGCCAGGATGGCACCCTGCGTGCCACCGATCAGGTGCTGCTTGATCTGGCCGAACGCTTCAAAGCCATGCCCGACGGCGCGGAAAAAACTGCGCTGGCGGTGCAACTGTTCGGCAAATCCGGCGCGGAGCTGATCCCGTTCCTCAACCAAGGGCGCGACGGCATCAACGAGCTGGCTGCCGAGATGCAGGCGCTCGGCGTACAGATGAGCAGCGAAACGGCGGCGCAGGCAGGCAACTTCAACGATGCACTCGACAAGCTGCATCTGGCCACCACCAGCATCGGCAATCAGATCATCGCGTCCTTGCTGCCTGCCCTGAACGACATGGCCGGTGGCATGGTCGAGTCGGCCAAGCAAGGCGGCACACTGCGCGCGATCCTGGATGGCGTGGTGCTGGTGCTCAAGACACTGGCGCTCGGTGCCGCCACCGTCGGCAAGGCCTTCGTCGCCTTGGGCGAGGCCATTGGTGCCGGTGTGGCGGCGGCGGTCGAGGCGCTCAAGGGCAACACCGACGGGGCCAAGGCCATCATTGCCGACCTCAAGGGCAATCTGGTCAAACGGCTGGATGAACTGGCGTCCTTTCGTGACAGCCTGTTCGACCCCAAGCCCATCGAGGTCAAGGCACCCAAGATCCAGGCCGATCCGGAACTACTTCAGCGCCTGACCAAGCCCAAAGCCGTCAAGCCAGCGCAGGACACGACCGGCGCGCAGACCACGCTGATGAAAGCGCAGCTGGACGCCGAGTTCGCGCTGCTCAAGGACGGTCTGACCCGGCAACAAACTGCGCTGGATGCTGCACTCGAAGACCGTCTGGTCTCGGTGCGCGACTACTACACGCAGAAAACGGCCATCGAGCAGCGCGAGATCGATGCCGAGATTGCCCGCAAGCAGCAGGAGCTGGCCCGCAGTCAGCAGGTCGCCACCACCGGCAAGTCGGAAAACGACCGCCTGCGCTCCAAGGCTGAAGTGGCCAAGGCGGAAGCCGACCTGATCACGCTCAACAACCGGCGCACGGACATCGAGCTGGCCAACGCGCGCAAGGCAGCGCAAGCCGAGCGTGAGCTAGCCGATGCCTTGGCGCAGGCGCGTGAGGAACTGGCCCAGATCACCAGCACCGCCACGGATGCCGACCGGCAAGCAGCCATTGAGCGCAGCTACCGCGATCTACGGGCGCGACTGGCGGCAGAAAGCGATGCCGACGGCGTGTCGCTCGTTGATCGGCTGATCAATGTGAAGGCGGCGCAGGCCAATCTGGCTGCGCTTGAAGCTCAGTGGCGGCAAGTCACTGAGCGTCTGCGTAATGCGCAGGAGGCCATTCAGACCCAGCAGCAGGCTGGGCTGCTGACCGAAGCACAGGCACGTCAGCAGATCGTGGCCCTGCAACAGCAATCGGCCACCGAGATGGAGCGCCTGTTGCCGACCATGCAGCAAGCCGCGCAGGCCATCGGGCCGGATGCGGTGATTCGCGTGCAGGCGTGGCGCAACGAGCTGGATCGCACCAAGCTCACCGTCGATGAAATGGCCCCGCTGTGGAATCGCATCGGCGAGAGTTTTGGTGGTGCGCTCAACGGGATGATCACCGGCGCGCAGACCTGGCGCAGTGCCTTGTCGAGCATCTTTCAGCAGGTGGCCGACGCCTTCCTGCAACAAATCGTGATCCAGCCGTTCCAGCAGTGGATCGCCATGCAGGCGCGGATGCTGGCGCTCAAGCTCGGTTTCATCCAGCAGGAGCAAACCGTCGATGCGGCGGCCAGCGCTGCCAAGGTCGCCCAAAAGACCACTGAAACCACCGCCGTGGTGTCGATGGATGCGGCCAAGGCGGGGGCCGGGGCGGCTGCGTCGCAAGCCTCGATTCCCATCGTTGGACCGGGACTGGCCATCGCCGCAATGGTGGCGATGGTCGCCGCTGTGATGGCGCTCTTGGGTGGCATCAAGAAGTTCGCGGGCGGCGGTCTGGTCTCCGGGCCGGGCAGCGCCACCTCGGATTCGATCCCGGCGCGTCTGTCCGCAGGCGAGTACGTGGTGCGTGCTGCCGCCGTGCGCCAGGTCGGTGTGGCCTTCCTCGATTCGCTCAACGGTTTGTCGGCAGGCCCACGTTTCAAGGGCGGCGAATTGGCATTCGCAGCGGGCGGGCTAGTACCGGAGGTGAAAGTGCCGCCCGCGCAGCCGCAGATGAATCAGGCCGTGCGCATCGTCAACGCGGTCGATCCGGGCGTGACCCACGATCACCTGCAGTCGCCTGCCGGAGAGCGGGTCATCGTCAACATCATCGGGCGCAATGCACGGGCCATCCGCTCGGCGCTGCAAAGCTGAATCTTTAGGGGAAAGTCCAATGGCACTTCTGTTCATCGACGGTTTCGATCACTACGACCCGCAGGCCGTGGACAGCTTTGGCGATCCGTGGCTTGCGCGTGGCAAAGCGGCGTATCTGTCACCGCAGGCCACCCGGATCAATGGTCGTCGTCCGTCCTCCTATGCCCTACGTTTGCCGGAAGGTTCGGGTGGTGGCTACGTCAAGAACCTCGACGCCACCAAGACCAGCCTGATCGTCGGGGCAGCCATTCGCGTGGTGCCGTACCAGAACACCTACACCGAGCCACTGCTACTGGGCGTGCGCGATGCCAACTCGCAGGTTGCGCATCTCGTGAAAATCGGCGAGGACGGTCGGCTCAAGCTCTACCGCTGGCAATACGGCTATGACCAGTTGATCTCTGTCTCAGTCGCAAGCGCTCCGGCGCGCGGCTGGCACTACATCGAGTTGCAGGTTACGCAAGGCACCAGCAACGGCATTCTGTCAGTGCGCATCAACGGCATCCTGGCCATACAGATGACTGCGCAGAACACCATCCAGGGCGGTGGCCAACTGCTCACGGCATTTGTGGGTGCCGTGCCCGGCCAGAGCTGTCCGCTCACCATCGACGTCGACGACTTCTATATCGCCGACACCAGCGGCACGATCAACAACACCTTCCTCGGTGATGTGCGCGTCGATGCCTTGCAGGCACAGGCCGATGGCAGCCTGAACCAGTGGACGGCCAGCCCGGTCGCTACCGCCGCATGGGAAGCCGTGAGCGACGAGGACGAAGCTACGGCGATCAATGCGCCGAACGTGGGGTTGCGCCAGTCCTTCGATGTCGAACCGCTGCCGGTGATGGCCACGCCCGCCATCTACGGCGTCCAGCTCACGATGCTGGCCCGCAAGACCGACGCCGGTCTGGGCAAGGTCAAAGGCCTCGTGGTCAGTGGTGCACAAAGTGCCGTCAGCACCGACATCATCCTGCAGGAGCAACTGGCCTGGCAGAGCACGCTGTTCGAGCGTAATCCAAACGGCAACGTGCAGTGGACGGAGGCCGCCTTCAATGCCGCTGAGTTCGGCGTGGAGTCGGCATGACGGATCGCGTCCTCGTTCAAGACCTCGCGGAGGTTTCCAGCAAGCCAACGCCGGGAAGCGAACTACCCGTTTTTCAGAGTGAGGTGCTCTCGCGCGCCACCTTCGGGGCGAGCGCAGCCAGCTTCACGCCGGAAACAGCTGTCGCTCCGCTGCCGCCCAATCTGGCGGCCAGCCTGCTGGCGGAATCCTTGGCGGGCCCCTGGCCACCCATCGATGCACCGACGTTCTTGGTCGAAGTGTTGCGCCGGGACACGGCCTCGAGCGCCATCGTCGCCACCGGTATGAATGCCTTTGGCGACCAGCCTTGGCCGGATGCGCAACGCGGCGTGTTTGCCTTCCGTCATGATTGGATGGAGCCCCTCGTCGAACGGCTGGAGTGGCAGACCAGCGTCACGCGGCTGGCCAGCGGCAACGAATCCCGGCAGGCACGCCGCCGCATTCCCCGGCGCTGGCTCACCTACAAAGTAGGCAACGCCCGCCAGACCGATGCCCTGGTGGCCGACTGGCTGGCCGATCATCTGGGCCAGGCCGCGTGGTGGCCCCTGCCACAGTACGCCGTTCATCTCACTGAGAACGCTGAGGAGGGCGCGCTGAATCTCGGGGTGTCGGAGGCTGACTGGCGGCGCTTTGGCCCACCGGCTGCCGCGCTGCGTCTGACCTATGACGGCGTGCAGGGCTGGAACAGCGACGAACGCTGGGTGCTGATCATTGCGCCCGAGGGCTGGCAAGTTGCCCAACTCAGCGACGTGGAAACCGATCTGCTGTGGCTGGCCGAACCCTTGGCGCGTGCTGCCGGAGCCGGTAGCAGCGTGATGCCCTTGGTGTGGGGACGCGCTGTCGATCCGGCGGACTTGACCCAGTGGGTGCCGGGGATGGTCGGCGGCAGCGTCACCACGACTGTCACGCCCGCGCAAACGCCGGACATGGATGCACTCGACGACGCGTGGCTCGACGAGATTCCGGTCTGGCCCGATGGCAACTGGCGTGACGATCCGACGACCGTCGCGCAAGCCACGATCACCCGACAAGACTTCTCGCCTGCAGATCCGTGGGTGCGCCGGGACGATCCCTGGGCGACGACAGCTTTGCAACGGCGCTATCTGGCCAGCTCACTCGATGAAATCGAGATCTGGCGGGCGCGGTTGTGGCAAACCCAAGGCCGTCTGGAAGCCTTCTGGCTGCCCGATGGCTTGGCTCCGATCCTGTGGGTGACGGCAGAGGCCGATCCCGAAGATGGCTACCTGCGCGTGGAAGGCAAAGACATCTCCGCGCGAATTTCGGATTTTTGGCATCGCCCCGCCGCCTGCTTGATCGTGCATCCAGACGGCTATAGGCAGTACGCACTGACGGCGACCTGCCATCTGGATCAAGGCGGTGTGCTGGTGCTGCGCTCGGGCCTCGATGACTGGGTGCCCACGGGCAGCCGCGTCATTCGCCTCGTGCGCTGCCGCCTCGACCACGATGCCATCGATCTGTACTGGCACAGCCCGACGCTGCTGGAGATCACCCTGACAGCGCGTCAGTTGCCCGAACCACGCGGCAATGACCGTCAAACCTACGAGGGAGAGTAAGCACGATGAGCCAGAATCCCTTGCTGGAAGTCGAGCTATACGCCTTCGCCAGCAACAGCGCGCAGTTCTACCTGACGCCGCACGAATTCGATGTCGACCTCGATGGCAATCTGTACGCAAGCCTGTCCATCGAACGCAACGAACTGGCGCTGGGTGCCGAGGCCGCCAAATCGGCGCTGGATCTGAAACTGCCGCCGAACTGCGATCTGGTGCGCCACCTGCTGGCCACGTCGCTCACCGGGGATACCACCTCGGTCACCTTGCGGATCGGACGGCGCGACACCTGGGGCGACTACTGGTGGATCTCCGGCACGCGCTGGATGGGCCGGGTGCTGGGCGTCGATGTCGCTGACGATGTCGCTCGCGTTCGCTGCGAGTCGGCGCAAGTCAGTCTCAAACGTATCGGATTGCGGCGGCTCTACAGCCGCAAGTGCTCCCACGTTCTGTATTCCGCGGCCTGCGGGGCTTCGCCGATTACGGCCAGCGCCATCGTCCTGGAGGTCTATGGCCGCAGTGTCGAACTCGATGGTGGTGTACCGGGTTGGGTCAGCGGCGGCCTGGCCGGTGGCTGGCTACAAACCCCGGACGGTGCGCGCCACATGATCATCGGCGACTACGGCAGCGGCGTCGAGCTGCTGTATCCAGCGGCCCTTGAGCCCGGCACGGAAGTGCTGCTGACCGTCGGCTGCGATCACAGCACGGCCACCTGTCAGACGCGCTTCGACAACCTCGACAACTACGGCGGCTTTCCCGCCATCCCAAGCAAGAACCCGTTCTCGACAGGCGTGTTCTGAATCCCCGGAGAAATCGCCATGTGGTACCTCGTCGTCATCGTGGTGGCGGCGCTGGTTTCGGTCGCGCTCGCGCCGAAGCCGCCCGAGCCCAAACCGGCATCGCTGTCCGATGTCGATGCCCCAACCGCAGAAGAAGGCAGACCGATTCCCGTCGTGTTCGGCACCGTGCTGCTGCGCGGCGCGAACGTGGTCTGGTACGGCGATCTGGAAGCCGAGCCGATCCGCAAGAAAGGCGGCAAGAAATGAGCACCAGCGTGATCGTCACTATCGACGACGTGCGCGCCGTCGGCCTGTGCGTGAACGGCTCGCGTACATGGTTCGAGCGGCATGGCCTGGACTTCCGCGCCTTTCTGCGGAAGGGACTTGATGCCGAAACCCTGCTGGCCACGAATGACGCGATGGCGCTGCGCGTGGTCGAGCACGCGCGTACCCGGCAGGAGATGCACTGATGGGTGGCAGCAGCAAGAAGCAAACCGTCGGCTACCGCTACCGGATGGGATTGCACCTGGTGCTATGCCAGGGGCCGGTCGATGCCGTGCAGGAGATCCAGATGGGCGACCGCACTGCGTGGGGTGATGCCGACCGTGCGCCGCTGTCTAGCGGGTACGGCCTGACCACTCTCAGCATCAACAAGCCCACGCTGTTTGGTGGTGACGAGCGTGAAGGTGGCGTGGTCGGCAACATCGATGTACTGCCAGGCGGCCCTGGACAGGGACGCAACGACTATCTGATGAGCCGCCTTGGCAGCGCCATTCCAGCCTTCCGGGGCGTGCTGTCCTTGGTGGCGCGCAAGATCCTGTTCGCGGCCAACAACCCGTACATCAAGCCGTGGGCAGTGCGCGTGCGCCGTTTCACGGCGGGTTGGAACGACTACCCGTGGATGGAGTGGAATGCCGAAGTCCGTGCCTGGGATGAAAATCAGGGCCGCGAGATCAGTGTCGGCATGAACCCAGCCCACATCCTGGTGCAATGCCTGACCGATCCGCACTGGGGCATGGGCTACCCGCAGGACAGCATCGGCTGGAGCTTCTGGAATGCAGCATGGGCCCTGTCGGACGAAGGCTTTGGTCTGAATCTGATCTGGACGCGCCAGCAGCCCATCGAGAGCTTCATCAGTCAGGTCATCGACCACATCGGCGGCATCCTCTACACCGATCCGGAGCAAGGCACGTTTGAGCTCAAGCTGCTGCGCGATGACTACTGGATCGATAGTCTGCCGCAGTTAGGGCCGGACGAGATCGTGCGGCTGGAGCGTTTCGAGCGCGCGCAATGGGGTGAGCTGCCCAACGAGCTGACCGTGGTTTACACCGACTGGCAAACGGGCGGCGACACCACCGTCACCGTGGAAAACCTCGCCGCCATCCAGTTGCAAGGTGGCGTGATCAATCAACGCCGCGACTACCCAGGCGTCAACTATGGCCCGCTGGCCGCGCGTCTGGCGCTGCGAGATTTGCGTGCCTTGGGTTCACCCCTGGCGCGAATGAGCCTGACCGTGGCACCCGACACGCTGGAACGCGCGCCGCTGCCCGGTGACGTGTTCCTGCTCAACTGGCCGCGCTTGGGCATCGACCAGATGGTGGTGCGTGTGACCGGCATCGATACCGGCACGCTGGGGTCATCTGAGTGGCGCATCGAGGCGATGGAGGATGTGTTCGGGCTGGATAACGCGGTGCTGGCACCGCCGCCACCGATCATCGACGAGCTAACCCTGGAGCCGCTGCCGCCCGCGTTGGTGCTGGCGGTGGAAATTCCGTACTGGGAACTGGCGCGCACCTTGTCACGAGCCGAACTGGACTACCTGACCGACACCGATGCTGCGCTTGGCGCATTGGCCGCAGTGGGTGGTGCGGGCCAGCTCAATTGGCAGCTCGCCACCGGTGCCTCGGCCAGTGATATCGCCAGTGTGGCCAGCGAGGACTACGCGCCACTTCTCACGATCGATGTGGCGCTGCCTGCCAGTGAAGCTGTTGCCGTCGGTGTGCCAGTGACCGCCATCAGTCAGCCGGAAAGGCTGACCGTGGGCGACTATGCCTATCTGGTCGATGGCAGCGGTGCAATCCGCGAAGCCGTCGCTGTCCTTGACTTCGATACCGCTGCGGCCACCGTTGTCCTTGCACGCGGCGTACTCGACACCACACCCCAAGCACATGCCTCGGGGACTCGGTTGATCGGTGTCGGCGAATGGCTGGCATCCGAAGGTGCGGAGCGCGCCCCGGGCGAGTCGGTGTTCGTGGGCGCGATCCCGCGCACATCGACCGATCAGGGCGATCCTGTGCTGGCCACCAATGGGCAGCCGATGGTGCTGACCGGTCGGCAGGCTTTGCCGTATCCACCCGGTCGTATCCGCCTCAATGGCCAGACCGAGCCTGTCGTGGTGGGAGGTGACCTCACCGTCGCGTGGGCCCATCGCGACCGCACGCAGCAGACCGCCTACCTCGTGCAGCAAGACGAGGGCGACATCGGGCCGGAGCTGGGCGTGACCTACACGCTGCGCATCCGCAATCGCAGCAACATGCTGGTTCGTACTGAGACGGGGCTGCTCGGCACCACTTACCTGTGGACGGCAGCAGTGGCCGCGCTGGATGCCGCTGCGCTGGGTGACCGCATCACGGTGGAGATCAGCGCCGAGCGCGATGGTTTGAGTAGCTGGCAGCCGCAGGTGCGGGTCATGGATCGCGCGGGCTACGGCCTGCGCTGGGGACAGTATTGGGGAGGTATGTGATGGAGCCGCGCATCGATGTTCATCTGCTCACCCTGAACGAGCCTGCCGAATGGCGGGATGCCTGCATCGCCAGTCTCGAGGACGCACCGATCCAGTTGCACGTTTTGCCCGGCATTCTGGGCCGTATTGGTGAGGCACGCGCGGCAGGCTATGCACAAGGCACGCTGCCGCTGGTGTCCTTTGTCGATCCCGACGATTTGTACGAAGCCAGTGCCTTCACACAACTGGCCGATGCGCTAGATGCCTGCCCGCAGGCCGTGATGGCCTACACCGACGAAGCGCTGACCGACGAGAACGGCCACGACATCGCGGTGCGGCGTCTGGCCTACAGCCGTTGGCAGCACGCCAACAGCGCCAGCCACGTTCACGGCCTGATCGTGATGCGCCGATCTGCCGTGGAAGCCGTGCTCAAGGAAACCACCGACCTCAACAACTTCGCCGACTGGCTGCTGACCCTGCTCGTAGCCAAGCGCGGCGGCGTGCTGTACCTGCCCATCGTTGGGCGTCATTGGCGACAACACCCGCAGCAAAGCCACCGCACCGGCGACCCGGAGGCAGTCCGGCACATTCGCCAAGCATCGAACCTCTGGAGATAGACCATGTCATCGACCGACCCGAACCTTGGGCTCAACTACGGCTGGACGCTCGGCGAGAGCGGCTGGGACACCGGCATGGACGCCAACCTCAAGCGCCTCGGCGCGGTGGTCGGCCTATCCGTGAAAGACCGCGACCTGACCACGCCACCGGCCAGCCCCGCCAACGGTGACCGTTACCTCATTCCTGCCGCTGCCACGGGCGTGTGGGCAGGCAAAACCAACCAAATCGCGGTGCGCATTGCCGATGCCTGGGAGTACCACTCGCCCAAGATCGGCTGGCTTTGCTACATCGAGGACGAGGCCAAGCTCTCGGCCTACAAGTCCACCGGCTGGAGCGCAGGCATCGCCATCTGATTTCCCATCTTCGTACCCACCAGAAACCCGCCCACGAGGCGGGTTTCGCATTTCTGGAGACTGCTATGACCGAACCCGAACAACAGCCTGCGCTCGTCGAGAACATGCTCCTGCTGCGACGCGAGGACTTCGACGAACTACTCGACCGCGCCGCAGAACGCGGAGCCGAGCGTGTGCTGGCGCACCTTGGCCTCGAAAACGGCCACGCAGCCCGCGACATCCGTGAACTGCGCGACCTGCTGGAAGCGTGGCGCGATGCCCGCCGCACGGCGTGGCAGACCACCATCAAGGTCGTGACCACCGGCATCCTGGCCGCGCTGCTGGTGGGGGCCGCCATCAAGTTGAAGCTGATGGGTGGCGTGCAATGACCGCCAAGCCGAAGATCTGCCTTTTGGACGACTGGCGGCGCGTGTTGCGACGGGCCTGGAGCATCCGCTTCTCGCTGCTGGCCGCTGCCTTCACGGCGGCGGAAGTGGTGGTGCCGCTGTTCGGAGACGTGCTGCCGCGCGGTGCGTTTGTGCTGCTGGCCTTTGCCGCCAGCATCGGCGCAACCGTTGCTCGCATCGTAGCGCAGCCGGAGATGCACCGATGACCCGGACACCATCACCCGTGATGCGCAGGACGGTGGCCGGACTGACGCTGTCCGCCGCCGCCCTGGTCGGCATCGTGCTGCACGAGGGCTACACCGACCGCGCAGTGATCCCGGTCAAGGGCGATGTGCCGACCATTGGTTTTGGCACCACCACTGGGGTGAAGCTGGGTGACACCACTACGCCGCCGAAGGCGCTGGCTCGGGCGCTCACCGATGTGCAGCAGTTTGAGGGGGCGCTCAAACAATGCGTGACCGTGCCGCTGGCCCAGCACGAGTACGACGCGCTGGTGAGCTTCTCCTACAACGTCGGCAGCCGCGCATTCTGCCAGTCCACGCTGGTCAGGAAACTCAATGCCGGTAACTACGCCGGGGCGTGCTCCGAGCTGCGGCGCTGGCGCTTCTTCCAGGGCAAGGACTGTGCGCAGCCTACCAACGCGCGGCTGTGCGGCGGGCTGGCTACTCGGCGAGAAGCCGAATACCGGCAGTGCATCGGGGAGGCGTCGTGAGCGTGATTCCGTGGCCGTACCGGCTGCTGACCCTCGCGGCGCTCAGCGTCGCCCTGGTCGGCTTCGGCTGGATCAAGGGTGCGAGCCACGTTCAAGCGCAATGGGATGCCGCCATCCAGCAACAAGCCCTGCAAGCCGCCGCCGTCCGCGAACGGCAGGCGCAAGCCACCGTCAAGGTCGTTACGCAGTACGTCGATCGCGTCCGCATCGTCCGCGAGAAGGGCGACACCATCATCAAGGAGGTCCCCGTCTATGTGCCCGTTCAAGCCGATGCTGCTTGCACTATCAACCGTGGCTTTGTGCGCCTGCACGACGCTGCCGCCGCCGGTGAACTGCCCGAGCCCGCCCGAGATGCTGATGCGGCCGCCGCAGGCATTGCGCTCTCTACCGTCGCCGGAACCGTTGCCGCCAACTACCAGACCTGCCACGAGAACGCCGAGCAGCTAAGGGCGTTGCAAACGTGGGTCAGGGAGATGAAGGTTGCCAGCGAGCAGTAG